ATAGTACTACAGCCGGATCATCTGATGTTTCGGTGTATATTTACGCTTGGTTTGAAAATGTACAGCTAGGTACTAATACAGCTACGCAAATGGAAATCGTATCTGAGTCAAGGATTATCAAGATTGAACGAAAGGACGAACGTGAGAAAGGGCCAATGGAAACGTTTGCTTCAAACTCAGCGAAGGTTTCTCGTATGATGGGAACCTTTCCGTCCATTAGATTTTATGCCTTAGCATCGGAAATTGTTTTTACTGGGTTAAGGCGCATGTCAGCGCTCTTTGGATGGTCTAGGCCTGCGATGAATACTCCACCCAGCTATGTGAAGAATCAGCCTTATACTAATGGCACTCAAACAATAGGTTATGGCACGGGAAAGCGCATTACTTTAGATCCAAAACAAGAATTGACTGTTGATATGTCTTTTGTAGGACCTTGTGAAGATGAATTAGTTATAGCTGCTATTGCTAGTAAAGAAGCCTACCTTGATACGTTTGAATGGGCAGAAAGTGATGATATAATGTCTACTCCACTTTGGTCAAGTGTAGTAACGCCGAGATTGGAAACATGGTATACAGATCTTTTTAACACGTATTATCAACCAACACCTATGAGTTTCGCTGCAACTCCATTTTACTATTGGAGAGGCAAAGTTATTTTTCGTGTAGAGTTTATATGTAATGCATTTCATAGAGGAAAGATAGCTGTGGTGTTTGAACCCAATTTGCATCAATCTATACTTATAGATGCAGATATATCAACGAATAAACAATTTATTCGTATTGTGGATATTCAAGAAACACAATGTGTTGAATTTTGTGTCAATTGGGCATCTCCATTTTCTTGGCTTAAGGTGCCAACGGTGATTCCAACTGTTGCATATGGAGCAGGATATTTTGAACCAGAATCGTATGATCAGGCAGCGAATGGGTATATTTCTATTGCCCCAGTAACTGCTCTTCAAAGTCCTGACGGTTTACCTATTCAAGTAAATGTATACGTCAGAATGGAAGATGCTGAATTTAACCAATTTACAGATGCTCGTATGCCATTGACTCGTGGTGTTGTCACAGAGTCACGGGATATTAGTGGTAGTGAAATTCAAACTTTTGATTTGAATCCATCTTCTGAGATATGCGATAATTGTGCTCTTGACTATTTTGGAGAGCGTCCACTCTCATTTCGAGCACTATTGAAGCGTTTTGTGCGTACAGCACAACAAACTATTCCAGTGGACACAACAGGACCTGTTAAAACTTTAGCTGTGAAATTTCCTATTTTGCCATCCATTCATCCAACATTTGATACAGGAACAGCATCTTATACCAATTTATATTCATATCTACGATATGCATTTTTGGCAATGCGGGGAGGGATGACTAAAAGGATCAGAGTTTTTTCTGATTTAACTTTTTCACCATATAGTACGGCAAAGGTTGGATTAAG